AGCCTTCAGGTGTACCAAACGATGTAAAACTATTAGCGTTTAGAGTGAACGTATCATTTACTGATAGGGTTCTAGAAGGGTCTATACTAATTTGCAGTACAGTGTTAATCCACTTTTCACCATCATAAACGTAAAGGGTATTTGTGCTCGTTTCAAGAACAGTCTGTCCTTCATACGCATTAAGAGGTAGGAGGTCAACACTATTAACGATAGTGCCTCCCCCCATACCTGGTATTAATCCGTCTGAATCAATATTACACACAAATTTAGCTAAATTTGCTGCTAAAGACATATCACAATACCCTTACGTTACTGTTATGTAGTAGTGCTAGGCTCTTGTGATTCGAAATATTGATATTCAAAGGTTACCTGGAATCTCTCAATTTCATCATTAGCACTGTATGCTAGATCGATAGGGCTTACTAATGTGGGAAACGCTCCACGGAAAGTATACTTTTTAATTGAGTTGCCTTCTCTATCTAACTGCTCAACAAATAGATCCGCTTCATATAGAATCGGAGATGATAAACCTGTATTAGCTGAATGAGCATTAATACCGTTCATCCATCTTTCCATAGAGTTACGAATATCAAAATCTGTATCGTTGATAATCTGTACAGTCCATGGCTCAAATGTTCTATCACCTGCCATCTTTAACTGACGGCCTCTAAAAGGAACAATAATTGTACCCATAGTTGAACCTGGCAGCTGAGCTGTTTCACACATGAAACTTGTAAGCTCAGGATTACCTTCAGCATAACCTGGATAATTAATTGTTGCTTTAAAAAGATTAGGGCGTGCACCCCCACCTCTTAGTTTTGACTTAAAGTCATCTACGCCTAAAATTGCCATTGTTTATCCCCTTAAACCGTACCTACGACTTCTTCAAAGTCAACACCAGATCTAACGGCTACGAAACTCAGAGTTACGTAGTTGATAGAACGTGCTGGCTTAATAAAGATGTCAGCTTTAAATTCATTACGATCAATGACAGCACCGGTATTGTTTGTAGCGTCACATACAACTCTGAAGTCTGTAATACCTCTTCTACCTTGTACTTCTCTAAGTACAGGCTCAACGATATTAACAAATTCAGCTCTTGTGAACTCGTCGTTAAATTCAAACATTACCTGTTCTGCTGCTCTTCCAATAGCTCTTTCGAGTACGAGGAATAAACGTCTGACGTTAATTCTATCGAAGGCTGATGGATAACCTAGCGCTGTCTTATCTCCAAATAGCAAAGCACCTTGACCAGGTATATTTGCAATTGGGTTAATAGACGCCTTATACAAAGAATCTCTTTGTGCTTTGGTTGGGCTATAAGCCAATGATGTAATACCCAGTAACTGACCTCTTCTAGAACCTGCAGGTGAGAACCATGGAGCTCTATTATAGTCAGTAGCTGCCATTATACCCGCAGTAGTTGAAGCGGCTGGTATAAACACATACTTATCATTAAATTTATCATATACTTTAAGGAAATTATTATCTATAACAAGATATGATGATTTAGTGAAACCATTTGCTGTTGAAATAGCATTTGTTACTTTATCTGCATCCTGCAAAACACCAACGATGTCGTTTCTAGCTGGCGATGCTGTAACAATACAATCCTTTCTCAACCCTTGGGCTGTAGCTACAAGATCGTTAACAATTTGCTTTTGGTCGGCTGATCCATTAGCAGATGGAGCGATTAAGAAGTCAATCTCAACCTGATCCTTATCTTCGAATAGATCATAGCCTTGCATAATATCACCTGTGGTAATATTAGTAGAGCTAGCACCCGCTTGCAAGCTAACATTTCTAGCTGCAGCTGTGGCTGTACCGAAGTCATTGGACTGCTGTGCATTTGTTACCGCTGTCTGTAACTCTTTATCGAAGTTTATAGCGTGAATAAAGTTAGAGTTTTGGTTAATTACATCCTTGATGTAAATTGACTGTCCTTCTGTATTCTTTGCTGCAGGGTTGATAGACAGGCTACCAAAAGTCTCAAGTACAAACCCTTTGGTTCCTGTAATTAGACCATCTTCATCAACGACTACGAGATGTATTTCATCATTCTTTAATCCGTTACGCTGAGCGTGAATAGTATCTTGAGGAGCTCTATCAAAGCTGCTGCTATAATTCCAAGCCTGGAAACCTGTTCCGTCTGAATCAGCAGGTAAGTAAGATACTTTGATTGAGTTACCAATTTCGCCAACATATCTAGCTGCAAAACCGTAACCTAGCCCTTGAAGCATTGAGGGATCCCATGGATCAACCATTAAAGGTACTAGGTTACCTTGTCCATCGCTATCGTAGATATTATTACCTGAACTATCTACTAAAGGATTGCCGTCTGAATCAGTTTGGAATACGAACAGTGGATTACCAAATCCATCTGAATCTTGGTATGGAGGATTAGCCGCCTCCATCATAGCCACAAATACTGGATCGTTTTGAGTCTGCTCTGCTGTTAAGCTTGGCTCTCGGTTTAGAAAATCCTCATCATTCATAATCAAAGGATTACTAATGATATAAGCGGGATTGTTTACAGAATCCTGTACTGAAGCGCTTACTCCTTGTAAAGAGTATGCTGATTTAGCAGTAGAGTCTACTATACGAACTACTTGTAGGCTACTTGAATACTTTAAAAATTGTGTTGCAGATAAAAAATCTACAGCGTTGTCTTGACTTGGTGTCGCAAAGTTGGCTACTAGATCGGCTTCGTTAGAGACAGAGACCACTTCTTTAGCAGGTCCCCAATTAAAATCTCCAGCATAAGCGCCGGTTGTAGAAGCAACATTAGGTACACCACCAGTTAAATCGATTTCTCTTACGACAACCGCAGGAGACTCCGAAGGTGTGAATAGTGCCATTGTTTTTTCC